TGGCTAATGTATTCTTTTTTAGGGAATTTACTATACTAGCATTTTCTAGAATTAAATTCTTTTCAGCTGTCCCTTTTTTAACATTTTCAAAATATGTTAATCTGGATTGATAAAATAGTTTTTGTTTATCAGTAATTAAACCTAACTTATTAAGAGCAGCTGCGGCTTGGGCTTGAAGTAATCCTCTTTGTTGAATTAATAAAATTCCTTTATATACGGCATATACTGGGAGTAAATATTTGCCAAGTTCTATAGTATATTTAACAATTTGTCCTATAAATCCTGCTAAAGGAGCTACAGCTTCGGCTATTTTACCAAATATATCTAATATAGGAAGTAAAGGTTCGGCTATAGAAACAAATACTTCTTTTAATTTTTCTATAGAAGCTGTAAATCTTTCTTGAACTGATTGACCTGCTAACTGATTAGCTAGTTGTTCATCACCTAAACGTTTTTTAGCTTCTTCTAAACCTACTTCTTTAACTAAATTATTAAATCTTTCTTGAGCAGTTTTACCTTCAACTCCTGAGAGTTTAGCTATTGCTTCTCTTTCTATTAAAGATTTAGCTAAATCTTCACGTGTCATTCCAACAGATTTTGCTAAAGCTTCTTGTTGAATAACATTCATTTCAGTAAAGTCTGCTGCTGAACCGGTTTGTTTAGCAATTTCTTCAGCAACTGTAGCTATATCTCCATTTAAAGCTGCTAACCTTGCTTTTTCTAAATTAAGATTTTTACCTGTTAATAATTCAGCTTCTAGTTCTGCTGAAATGGAACTTTCAAAATCAAGTAAAGATTTAGAAATGTTTTCTACTTGTTCTAAAGAAACACCTAATGCTTTAGCTTTTACTACAGCTTTAGCTAATGCTCCAGGTTGACCTCCTAAAGTAAGTAAAGTAGCAGAAGAAACATTTTTAACTTCTTCTAAAATTTGTTTTTGGTTTAAAGCTAACCCATTAGCATCTGAGATTGCTTTGGCTTCACCTAAGAATGCTTTAGTATTATCTTCTAATTCTCCACCAGTTAAAATACTAGTTTTATATAAACCAATAGCGGCTTCATTAGATAATCCTGCTTCTTTAGTTAATCTTTGAAAGGTTGCTAAGGATTCTTCGCTAATCTGCCCAAATGTACCAAATTCATTATTTAAAGTAGTAAAAGAATCTACTAAACCCTGGGTAGTAACATTCAGTAAATATGCATTATTAGCTGCTGAATTTAGTTCATTTGAAAGCCCTGAAGCTTCAGCATAGGAAATGCCAAAGTTTTTAGCTAATTTTCCTGTAGATTCATCTAAAGCAAATAGGGCATCTACTATCCCTAATACCGCTGATTGAATTAAATTAGCTGGGGAGAGGGCTTCAACTAAATTATTTTTTAGTAAACCTGCATAAGTGTTGGCTACATTAAATTTAATTCCAGCAGCATCTGCTTCTTGTGCTAATCTTTTAGTTTCTGTTACAGCATCAGCAAATCCAAGTGAAGGTAATCCTATTTTAGAAAGTGCTTTATCAATACCTTCGGCTAATTGAGGTATAAAACCTAACTTTTTTTCAACTTCTTCGTTTACTTTTAAAACAGCACCAAACCCATCTTTAAGAAGCTGGGTGTCCTGTATTTGTTTTTCTATCTCGGCAGTAGATTTTCCTTGGGTAGCTAATTGATCTCGAGTAGTTCTTAAAATATCAGTTTGACGACGTGCTTGTTCCTGTAATCTTTTAAACTTTTTATCATCTAAATCGCTATCACCTCTTCTAATACTTAAAGTTTCACGAGCAATACTTGATAATTTATCTAAGGCTGATTTTTGAGCATTAAGTAAACTTTTACCTTTTGTAAGGTCAGATACGGAATCAGCAAATGATTTAGCTACATAATCTAGATTATCTGAAATGGTATCAATAATAGTATTGATATCTTCAGATAAAGCTCTAAATTCTTCAACAGTAGCATTGTTCTTTCTTAAAGCTTCATATTCTTCTTGAAGACGTCTTTTTCTATCTTTATCAAGTTTTTCAAGCTTTAAGGCAGCCTCAATGCGTTTTTGATAATTCTCTAATTCGTTAGCCATTCAAATGAATATTTGTTATAAATATTATTACTTATAACTTATTTTACTATATGGTTTAGAAGCACCAGCAAACGCTGGAGTATTTACTTTACCTGAAGAATCAACAGCTGTTGTTTTGTTTTTACCTTGACTTGCTTGCTCAGTAGCTTTAGATTCTTCACTATAAAATTCTTGTATTTTAAAGAAAGTAAATTTCCTTAACCATATAGGCATAGAATAGACTGTTTCCCAGTCATAACCACCCTTACCATGAAACACTATTTCATGGATTTGGGTGAATAAATTCATTCTAACTTGGGGAGCTACCTCAGGCGTCAGGCCAAAAAAAGCTAAGATTCACTGGTATAGCGACCTCCCCACCGCTATTTGTAGTAAATATTAAATTAACATCTGGTTGAACCTGACGGATATATTCTCTTAGTGCTCTTGAATCGCGGGCTAGTAGATTATTGTCTACAAACTCACGGATAGTTTTAGCTTCTCTATTACCATCAACTGAGGTAAGAATATATTTTAGACGAGTTGATAGTTCAGGTGAGGAATCTTTGTTAATTTTCTTTAAACCAGCTAATTCAGCATCAATTTTTTTATCATCAGCTGAGGTTAAGATTTTAAATGTTACATCAACTCCTGAATTGGGGAGGGTAAAAGCGAATTCGTTTACTCCTTTAGTAACTAATGATTCGTCAAAAGGTTTATTATCAATAGTAGATAGATCAACTACATAAGATTCATCGTCGTAAACAAAATCGTAATCTTTACCATAACCTAAAACACGAGCAGCAACCATAAGTGCGTTTTTATCACCTATAATTAAATCATCGTAGTTGATTTTAGTTACAATAAGAGATTGTAATAGTTTATCTAATACAACACCTTGTTTGATGTAAGCTTGGTTTGTAAGAATATCTTCTTCTTTGGCAGTCATGTACTTCATTTCTACCTTTCCTTCTGCTAAAGGATTTCCTTCTGGGTATAATAAACCTTTTGAAGGTAACTCAACTATTTCTGTTGGGATTTTAAATTCACTCATAAATTTTTATTTAATAAAACTAGTTTGTCTATTATAAATATAATATAAAAAAAGAGCTTGGCAAAGCCAAGCTCAAATTTAATTTTTGTAAAAAACTTCTTAGAAGTTCAATACACAGTAATCCATACCAAGTGTTAATGATAGGTTGATAGCAGTGTTTTCTGTATCCCAGTTATATTCACCAAAGTTACCACCCTTAATAAATGCTCCTTTGATTACCCATTCAGAAACGATATCACCTACAGGACCTAAAACATCGATAGTTAAATCTTTCTTATAGAAATCAGAGTAACCATCTCTACCTGTTACAGATTCGTGGTGTAAACGTACCCATTCCATTACAGCTTGTGCTCCAGAAGGGGTGATTGGATCAAATAACGTCATTGTTAAATCTGACCAAGTGGTTTTACCCTTAACCTTTCTGTACACGTTAATGTGGTTAAGTACTACTTCACCTTGTTCGAAAGTAACAGCTGAAATTGCTTTGATTGTGTAAGATGGAATACCATCTATGTACATGATAAAGCGGTTCGCTTGTTTTGGTTCAAACGCTGTGAAAAATATTTCATTTGGGTCTAATACTGCCATTTTGCTATATTATTTATTTTATTATAAATATTGTTAATTACAACTCTTATGCTGGGAAAGTAGCTCCAGTTGGTAAGATGTTAAAGTCTAGGTAAATGAATTCAGCAGTCTTAGTTGGTTGTAGATAGATCTGACCAATTAATTGGTTTCTATCGATTACGTCTGGAGTGTTGTTGGAATCATCCATAATTACTCTAAACGCATACAAACCTTGACGTTGTTGAACTGATTCAAGATATGGGTTAACTTGGCTTAAGAATTGGTTTCTTGTAGCAATTGTGTTTTGTTCAAACACTAAATTATTAGCTACTTGAGAGATGTAAGACTTAAGGGCGATTAACAATCTTCTAACGTTTACACGATCAAGTGCAGATGATTTTTTCTGCAATGTTTTCTGACCGTATACTACAACTCCAGTACCTGGGAATGTTGCAATTGGGTTTACATTACCTGTGTAAAGATCGTTACGGTTATTTTGGCTTAGTTTTCTTTCGGCTCTTACTACAGTATCTAATCCACCGCGATTGATTCCGGCAGGTGCAAACCATGGTTCAGATACACTGTCATTAAACGCGTATACAGCCGGAATTAATGTTGAAGCTGGTACCCATACTAATTGACCAGTACCTGGATCAATGGTTTGTAACCATGGCCAGTATGTTGCGGCATATGAGCTGTTAATTGTAAGTGCTGAAGTAGTAGCTTCTGAGATTGAGGCTCCAAACTCTCTAGTATCTATTACTGCAATAGCATCACCTCTAGATTGAATGTTATTTACTAAATTAGTAGTTTGAGAAGTATTATCAGCAACAGTTAAACCAGGGACTGAAATTACATTAAATCTGTAATCGTCTTGGTTAGCCATTAAAGCAATCATGTCATCATAGTTAGCGCCTATTAAACCTTGAGTATCTGTGCCACTAATAGCATTGTAATAGTTACCAGTACCAGTTAAAATGCTTCCTAAAGCTCCATCAAATGAACCACTTGCGTTAATTGGAAGTGAAGATGTATATTGTGCTTTTGGAGTTCCGTTATTATCAAAATAATATGGAGTAGGGTTATTTACAGCACTTACGTAAACGTATCTAGAATTAGTAGGGAAGTTACCTAAAACTTCTACATAGTTTTCATTTGAATTGTATGTTTGGTAACTATCACCAATTACTCTAGAGATAAAGTTTGGTTGGGTTGGGTCAAGTGATAAGTTAGTCCAAGTTTCTAATACGATAGGCTCAGTAGCAGTATCGTTACCTTGTCTAATTAAAAGATCAAAAGTTCCTGAAGATGTGTTAGAATTTAAAATCTGCCATCTTACGTTATCCGCTGAACCACTTGGTAAAGTACCATTAGCACCTTCAGTACTATAGCTGTTCATAATAATACCCTCAGAGATAGTTTTTAATGTAAAGGCTACTTCACTTACTATATCAGCTGCTGTTAAAGTAATTACTAAGTTAGTACCTAAAGAAGTAGAAGCTCCTAAAGAAGAAGAAGCAATAGTAAGTGTGTCACCAATATTGTAACCAGTACCTGAACCTGAAACTAGAATGCTTGATACTACACTACCACTTGGGTTTGCTATTACTACGTTAAATGTAGCTCCAACACCTGTGCCACTAGTAGTAGTAGCTACGTTATTATAAGTACCTGCAGAAGCTGAAACGTTAGTAGTAATTGAACTTGAAAAAGAACCAGTAGCTAATACACCAGTTTCATCAGAAGAATAAATTCCAGTATCAGTTGCAGAAGTAAATGAGCCTGAGGCTACTCTGGCTACTAGTAAGGTTTGACCACCTTGTTGGAAATAATTGTAAGCAGCTATTTGAGTAAGGTAGCTGTATTCTTGACCACCACTTAAGAAGGTACTACCGAATTTATTCAAATAATCAGAATAAGTAGTAACTACGGTAGGAATTTCTACAGGGCCTTTTACAGTTGGACCTATAATAGCTGCTCCTACAGTTACAGGCTGTTGCGTGATAAATGAGCTGTCATTTTCTCTAGCTAATACCCCAGGTGAAATTAAAGTTTCTGCCATTGCAAGTTATATTTTTAGTTTTATTATAAATATGTAATTTTTTTTCAAAAGTCTTTATAAAACCATTAAATATAACTGAAAAGCAGAAAATTACTCTATAGTAATTTCTCCAGTTTCTAAATCAAGATTTCCACTACCATATTTTTGAGTTAACTCAACTCCTAAATCACTATTTAATTTTTCAATCTCTAGCACTTGAGCTTTTAATATTTCTTTATTTTGTTCTAGTAAAGTAATTCTATATTCTACAGATCCTAAACTAACTAAAATATCATTTTGTCGAGATTGAAGATCTCTTAATTGTGTAAGTTCTTCTTGGGTTAAAACTTTTTTTTCCATATCAATAAATATTAAGAATTTTATTTAAAGCATCAATTACTTTTTGTGATTGAATATTTTTGGTGCATTCGAATTGGCGAATAGTATCTTTGTGTTCAGGGCACCATTCCCAATCACCTGGGTCTAACCAATGCTTATTAAAGCAGCCTGTACACAAACTTGGAGTATAATCAAATATCCTTTCACAGTTTTGGAATTCAGTATACGGTTTAGAAAATCCTGAAATTAAAATAATTGGAGTAGGGGTTGACCAAGCTAACCAACTTAAACCACTACCTAGGCCAATATAAGCCTTAGCATGATGTATATCATTGTATCTATCTTCTAAAGGATATTCTCCAGTTTTATCAATTACTCCTTCTAAAGTACCATATAGTTTAGAATCATGCCACTCATTACCTAATGGTTCTTTTGTAATCATTACTACTTTATACCCCTTACTATTTAAGTAATTAATTACTTCTTGCCATCCTTTACGATTATTCCAGTACTTAGCATGGGCTGAAGCATGAGGAGCGATTACAACATAGTCACCTGGAATAGCAGGTTCAGTTACAGGGAATGTAAGTTTAGGTTTTATTTCTTTATAAGGTAATCCTAAAATTGAAGTAGAAGTTTGTTGCATAGGCATAGTCTTTACTTCTTTAGGATGTTTATTTTTATCTAATTCTTTATCGATATAATGCCAACCTACGCCGTACATAGCATATAAATTTTCTACTACAGTACCGGGTTCAACAAATTCTAACTCGGGATAGTTATCTTTAAACCATTCATTATGGAAAGTGGAAACAACAACTTCACAATTATGGTGTTTTCTAAATTCATCAGCATATGGAAACCACGCCAAAGAATCACCTAATGCTGTAGAATCAATATGGATGTATACTCTTTTTCCTTTAGCATTATAATTATATATTTCTACTAATTCTTTGGTATCATTATCATATACCTCAATTCTCCATTTTACAAAATATTTTGCTGAGGTACGAGTCCACATATTGTTAGATATAACAGTTTCGTGGATTAACTCACTAGTAGATCCGTTAAAGAATTTAACATTATAGTTTTTAGAAACAGGACCATTAATTTCACAAGTAGCCCCATCTATAAAATTATAAATTATTGTATTTTTAGGGGTAATACTAGGGATTCTTAAAAATTCAGTATTATTATATTCTTGAATTAATACTTCTTTCATACAAAACGTTTAAATAGTTTAATTAAATCTTTACTTCGATTATACCAAGATAAATCATCAGCAGTTTGTAAAATATCTGCTCGACATTTTTCATAATTAGTAATTACATATTTTAATCCCTCTACTAATTTAGGCAAGTCACGAGGAGTTCTCCACATACCATTAAAATCAGTTTCCATTTCAATCCATCCTACAGTAGGCAAACCACAAGCAGCGGCTTCAACTAAAGTTAAATTAGGGTGTCCTGCTTCTACCTCGCTTGGGTGAATAAAAATAGTATGTTCTTGATAAAGTTTAACTAAATCTGGTGGAGAAACATCATATATAATGTTTAATTTAGGGTAACCATGCACCCAAAGATTATTATTAAAGAAATTTGAATTATTAGTAGGACCTGCTATAGTAATAGGTAGATTAAAGGTCATAGCTAATTTAATTCCTAATTCAAATCCCTTTCTATCATGGCTAGAATTACCAGCTAACCCATTGTTAGCTACCATTAATAATTTATGGTGTAAAGATGGATTAATTGGGTAAAATTCAGAAGTATTTACACCATGTGAAAAATATTCTACTTTATCTGTATCAAAATAATCTACTAAATAACGAGCAGGAACTATAGATAATAAGGAACGTTCCATAGCTTGTAAATTTTCTCTATAAACATAAGAATCTTTACCATACACGTAGGCATGATGATCATGGTGTTGAAAAATATATGGAATACCTCTATCAGCTAATTGAATAGCTAGATTAGCAACGTGAACCATTACAATATCGTATTCACCTGGTTGAATTTCATTTGCCCAACGAATATCTACTTCATGTCCAAGTTCTTTTAAATTACAAGTAAATTCCCATACGATTTTTTCAATCGCACCCCATCCTGGAGGGGGTACAGGGATTCCACAACCTGGGTTTACTTGGCAAATTTTCATTTAATAGTAAATAATCCGTTTTGTTCTAAATTTTCTACAGAAAATATTTTAGTTTCTATCAATCCTTTAGAGTCGTATATTTCAAATTTAATCTTTTGACCTTGAATATACGGTAAAAGTTTGTAATGGTCAATTTTATTGTGAACTTCTATTGTGTCTACTAAAACTTCTAAATCATAATCTAAAAGATAAGTTTTGATTATCTTATTTTCTTTAGCATTAGATATTCTAATAAATGAAGCTATTGTATTTTCTTTATTAGTAGGTAAAATTGTAAAATATTCTACACGTGAAAAATCTTCATGGTAAAAGGTATCCAAAACATGCTGTTCAAATTCATAATCGTAATGAACACCTTGTTTATCTTTAAGAGCATGATACATCATATTTTCATACCCGTTAGATTCACTACCCCACTTTTTCCAAAGATTTTCGTAATCGTCTGCTGATAGGATTTGGGGGATATTTTTAAGGTAAAAGTCTGAGTTAATAGCTAAGAAGTAAGTGTATACTGTGTCTCCTTCAGATGCCTTGTATTTACCTAAATATGCTTTTTTGTTTTCTAAGGTTTTAGAGATTTCATCTATAAACTCGGAATTGTAAAGAATATAATCGTAGTTTAAAAAGTATAGTTTCTTGATACCTAAGTTATTAGCTAAAGCTGCTCCATTATAATAGTTTGAATAACAACTAGGACCGTGATAAACATCATTATCGTTGCCTCTTAAATTAACGTGCACATCATATTGTTCATTACTATTAAAGTAATTACAATAAAATGAATGCTTTGTTAGAATATTATTATTATCATTTATAGAATAGTCCGCTAATTTAGATAATTCTTCAGGGATAGGGATATGAGAAGTTAAAATAACTTTTCTACCTGATGATTTAACTGCTTCTATACATTTTTTAGTAGTTTCAATTACACTATCTGAATTAGGATATGTTGAAATTACAAATGCTTCTTCTTCAGGATTAATTATAATCTTATTTTCTAAAACTTGAGCAATTTTTTTACAGTTTTCCTCAAAGTTATCAAATTCAAGATATTTAATTGTTTCAAAATTATCCCAGTAATTTAAGTATACGGGTAGATTGTATAGTAGTTGGGGGATTTGCCATGAAACTGCTTCTCTAATTACAAGTGGCATAGTTTCTTTGTCACGATCATGCCCACGTGAAGTAAATAGAAATAAATCCATTGCTGAATAGAAATTATCTACATCGCTACGTTCGTTCCACCAAGTTAAATTGCTTGGTTTGTCAGCCATTAACGGCTCCCAATATTGTCTAAAATTGTCGGCTTGGTTGCCTACACTATGAAATTCATATTCGGGAAGCGCTTTAGAGTATTCAAAAAACTCCGCTTGGTTTTTACGTGGTGTAAATAAACCAACGTGTAACACGTGTTTTTTAGAAGGATCTAAACCTAATTTACGTAGTGCTTCTTCGCGATTTGGTCTTTCTTTATATTCAATTGGGTAGTAAACTACTACTTTAGGAATATTTAAATCTTTATATTGTTGTACCTGCCATTCAGATACAAACATAAACTTATCTGGGAAGAAACGTTTATTTGCTGTGTCAAAAGATGAATCGTGTGATGTTTCTACAATAAAATATTGTCTATCTCTAGAATATATTTTTAAAGCAATATCATCCGGCATAAAGAACTCTGGGATTTCTTCTAAATGAACAATATCGGGGTTGATTATATTAATTAAATTAATTATAGCATCTTGATGTCCTTCTTCTAGAGTAAAAAATTTATCAGCGTCTACTAAAGACAAGATTTTGTTTCTTTGAACTACAAATACTCCACCTGTATGATTAATCCACTCAATAAGATAAATTTCAAATTCATCTTTTAATAGTTCTATCTTTTTAGTAAGATATTGGGGAAGTCCTCCTGTAGAAAGATGAGGGGCTATGTATAATAACTTTTTCATATTTTATAATCAAAATATTCGTAAAACCATGGATAACTATCAGTTATAAATTTACAATTATCTGGTCCTAATACTTCTAAATAATCTTCTTTTAAAGGTTCTAATTTATTTTTTATAGTATGATCAGCCCCATAACCCAATATCCTATCGTTTTCATGAGTTATTTGATCAATTTTAGTAAATGTATGATTAAATCTGGGGACTTCCAAATAATCATACATTTTATTTAAAATTTCTTGAGGGTGGGTTAATAAATCTTCAAATTTAACAAATAAAATATTATTTGCTTTACCCTGGACTAAAGTATCATATGTACGAGCTATATGAGTTCCAATAGGATTTTGTTGCATGTGGAACTTTAATCTATCGTCTGTGGTGTTATTTTTAAATCCTTCCCATTGGGTAATATCATAATCAATATAAAGATTTTTTCTGTAAAATTTTTCATAAGAGGCATATATGCTTCTTAAATCACGAACTAAACAAACCATTTTGGGATTAGGATAAAACCAATCTACAAAATCATAAGATATCCCCCAGGTTCTATTTTTATCTAAAACGTATTTTTTGTCTGTAATACCTTCAAACCACCCAAATAATCCGGCTTTGCAAAATGATTTAAAACCGTTATCCATGGTTTTAGTATCTTGTGCTTTAAATATTTCACTTGTTGAAAATCC